TCGTCCGGGACTTTTCCGAGATCGAGATTTGGATCACCTCACAAGTCGATCGCGTGGCCCCGGACGATTTCCTCCAGCCGAATGATCTCGGCAAGCGACCCTTGCATCTCCCGGATGAGGTTGTCCATCGCCTCATCGTAGTAGTCCCCTACGGGAATGGCCGCGTCGTCAACGTCGAGTTCGTCGGGAACCTCTGCCGCGACGTCCCGGTAGTGGTTCACGAGGCCGAAATCCTGGGCCGCCTCGTGGAGACGGCGGAGCATCGCGGGAATCTCGGCCTTTGCCTGGATGACCCGCACGACGGCCGCGCGGCCGTCGTGCGCGGCCTCAAAGTAGTCGGTCGCCACCGACTTTGCCCACACCTTGTCGGTGTCGGGGTTCCCCTCCCACACGTCCGCGAACTTGCCCATGATGACCTCCAAAAATTCCGAGATGGATTGCTGACAGGAAGAACACTACCACAGTCCTGTTTTGATCTTGTTCGGGTTTTTGGGCCACCCGGATGTTGTTCTTGGGTACTTTTCCTAGCCCCACTTTACCTCCAAAATCCTACAACCAAGCCTACCTCTAACTTGACAGGAAATTTTCTCTATGGTACCCTTACAACCAAACATACTTCTCCTTAAGGAGCCCGCCATGTCTGTCCGACCTACAGGACGCCTGCCCAATCCCCTGACAAACCCCTTGATCCAGATGCGAAAGTGTCTGGATCTGTCTCAAGCGCAAGTGGCTTCTCAACTAGATATCTCTCAACAGTACGTGGATCGCTACGAAAATGGCTGCGCGGCCTCTCTGTCGCACATCATTGCGAACTACTATGACATGATGGTGCCCGGGACTATTCGACGAGAACTCAGCAATGAGATGTTTGCTGACCTACGTTCTTATGGGCTTCCTGAGCATCGTCTCTCTAAGTTCTACGGCTTCACCATGGACATGGTCAAGAACTCTTCGGATGCGTACTTTGCCTCCGCAGATCTTTACCGGTTGTGGGTACGTCTTGATCGGGCTTACCTTGGCCTTTCTCTTCGTACCAAGCACTTCCTGGAAACCGCACTTACCCACGCACTTAACTGGCCTACGGAAACTAAGGCCCGCCGGACTTACGGTACACTCTTCCTAGACTCCCTGTCGCTCGGACTTTCCCTCGAACTTCCTGAGGATGACGGGTACTCTTTCCGGGAAATTGCTTCCCTGCTTCACGTGCACCCGTTTATTCTGACTCGGTTCGGAAAGCACCCTGAGGAACGTATGGGTGTTCCGAAGAGTGTTACACTTGCTATTGAGGAGATTCTCGATGGGTTCTGAGTTTGAGTACGATGCGCTCTTTACCCTTGAAGAACTTGTCTCAGGAGGTGCGACAGTAGAAAAGGACGTTGCTGTTGTTCCTGACGTAGACGTAGTCGCCATTCCGGTGGTTGACTTGTCTGAGCCTGTTACTAATGGTACGAAGATGATGCTCGTGCCTTACCCTACTGGCTACGACAAGGAAGTTTTCCGAAGGGTGCTTTCCGGGGCTTACCAGGATTACTTGTCTTTCGGGGAGATTTCCCCGGGCCGGGTGGCTTCTTTGGTGGGGGTGCCTTTGGCTACCTGCCAAGGACTCCTGTCGACTGAAGAACTTGCCCGGGCGCTGTCGCTTCGGGGGGTTTCTACTTCTGGCTACCTGACGCCACAGCAGGATGCAGCGCTTGTCATTCTCTCGGACATTGGGACAAAGAAGAACTTTGCCGGACGGCTCAAGGATGCGGGGATTACTTACCCTATCTTCCAAGCCTGGATGCAGCAGCCGGTCTTTGCTCGCCGCTGGCAAGAAATCTCTGAGAAGATTACAGCGGATTCGGGACTTGCGCTGGTAGAATTGGGGCGTAAGGTTGGCGAAGGAGACATGCAGGCGATTCGCCTGCAACTCGAAGTTAACCGGCGGCACGACCCTGTCGCAAACCAAATGTTGGACGCTACTGTCTTGATTTCAAAGATTGTGGACGTACTGGCGAAAAAGCTTCGCAACCACCCTGACGTTTTTCAAGAAACGGTTGCTGAACTTAAGGCCGTTGCTGATGCAATTGAGACCAAGCAAGCACCGACTCTGAACTTTTAGGAGCAGAGATGGAATACACCAGTAAGGGGCTGAGGAAGCCTCAAGATGGTGAGCCCGCTAGGGTAGAAGACCTTAACTTTAACTCCGACCTGCTGAACAACCAGGCGATGGGGGCATTTGTCTGCACCTCCACTACGCGGCCCACGGGAGGTAACAGGTGGGTCGGGCAGATTATTTTTGAAGAGGACACTAACGCTACTTACTTGTATGACGGTACGGGGTGGCGGAGCATTCCTCTGCTTGTTAGTTCTGTTGATGTGGACGGACTGAACGGCTTTACATCATCTGTGCGCCTCAACAAGTATTCTGATGGAATGATTGATATTGTGGGCAACTTGCAAGGCACGCCCACGGCGGGCTCCCCTACGGGCTCCGGTTTTACTATGCTGAGCCTTCCTTCGGGGTACCGCCCCTCTAACTCTTTCAAGGTTTGGGTGGGGTGTAGCACTCCTTCAAGTAGCAATCAGAGATATATTGGATTTGAGGCCGGAACTAGCACTGTAACATGCATCTGGTCAGGGGGTATCTCCGGGAGCACCTGGGCACAAGGTACGGCTGGGTCAGGGGCGTTTATGTCTGGCATTCGATACCGAGCGCAGGGATAGTAAGGAGGGGTGATGTCTACTACTCTTAATGGCTGGCCGATCACAGATTCAACCTACAGATTTTGGGTAAAGGGAGACTCTAACGGTTGCGCAGTTCGTCCGGAACTAGTTCCGGCTTTTGAATGGCTTGCAGAGCAACTGTCGCAAGTAGAGCCTTTGGTTTCGCTTAATGGCTGGCGCAGTCAAGCTGATAATACTTACTACCACGGGCACCCCCGTAGTGACCATATGTCAGGGACTGCAATTGACTTCAACGGAGCAAAGCACCCTTACGAAGCCAACCAAAAGGGCGCCTGGACCTCGGGGTTCTCTGCAACTCAGACCAAGAAGATTCGAGAGATTCTCAAGTATGCAGGCATCTTTGAATGGGGGGCTGACTACCCTGTCGGACTTCGGGATGCTATGCACTTTGGTTTGAAGCCTGGGACTACTCGTACGCAGGTGCTTAACTTTATCGACCGCATGGAGGATGACGAAATGGCAAGCAAGGCCGACCAGATTCTGGCTGAACTCAAGGCAATTAGCAGCAAGTTGACTCTGGTGGAAGCCCGGACTACTAAGTACCTCGACAGCAAGAACTCTGAGACCCTAGGTTTGGTTCGGACTATCGAGGCGCGAACCACCAAGTATCTTGACAGCAAGAACTCCGAGACTCTTTACAACACTCGGGAACTTTTGGCTCTGTCGAAGGACGAGACTCCTATCCAAGTGCGTAACGATGGCTAGGCAGTACGGACAACTTTCTCGGGAAGAGGAAGAGCGGCAGAGAACTGCGGGATATCGAAAGGCTGAACCTAAGGTTAAGCCGGAGGACCCTTCTCCGCCGACTAAGGTTGTGGAGGACTTCCATAAGAACGTGGCGCTTGACACTCGACCTGAGGATAAGCACCACACTCTCGGGCTTAGCCCTAATCAGGCGTCTCCGGGAAATCACACGCATAATGGTTCCGATTCGCCATTGCTTCTTGACGGGATAGTTTTGACTGGCAGTAAGGGCGGCAACGCTGCCTTGCTTTCTGTCATCTCTGCACTTGTCCGACTTGGTGCTAGGGACGCAACAACTTAGGATGGAAAATGGCTAAGAAGCCACAGCCGTCCTTGGCAGAAGCCCTTCGGGATATTTCCGAAGGGCTTTCTGTTAAGGTTAAGTCGACCGGAATGGACGGCTATAAGCCTCACGACAAGCAGGTTCTCTTTCACAAGTCTGACGACTACATCCGTCTGTATATCGGAGGTAACCGAGCCGGTAAGACTCATGGCGGGGTTATGGAAGACTTGTATTGGGCGACAGGGCGGCACCCTTTCATTAAGACTCCGCCTCCGCCTGTGCGAATTCGCGTGGTGACGGTTGACTTCATTCAAGGTTTGCTTGAGATTATGCTCCCCAAGTTTAAGGATTTGACGAATAGGGCAGACCTTAAGGGTGGGACTTGGGACAAGGCTTGGAACAAGCAAGAGCGCAAGTTGATCTTTGCTAACGGCTCTGAGATTCAGTTCATGTCATATGAGCAGGAACTAGAGAAGTTTGCTGGTACTTCCCAGCACCTCATCCATTTTGACGAAGAGCCTCCCCAGCATATCTACAACGAGTGTGCTGCACGTCTTATCGACACCAACGGACGCATCCTTATGACGATGACTCCCGTTGAAGGTATTACATGGGTGCACGATGAGATTTACGAGCCGACTCAGAACGCTTCTGACAGAGAAAATCTTGTTAGAGGCGGGGACGAAATTGGTCCCGTATATCGTAGCAACAAGACAGAGACTACGATTATCGAAGTCGGGATGAACGAAAACCCTTATCTCGGCAAGGCAGCCCAGGAGCGGTACCTTAAGACACTAACAAAAGAAGAGCGAGCCGCTCGTTCTAAGGGCTCCTTCGTCTCTGTCGGAGGTAAGGTTTTTAAGGATTTTTCTCCTGAGACGCACGTTATTCCTCCCTTGGAGACACGAGGAAGTCTCAAGGCACTTCTAGAGTTGGCGTATGTTTACACCTCTACAGACCACGGGTGGAATAACCCTACAGCCTGGTTGTGGCACGCCGTTTTTAGTGACGGCCGAGTTGTCACTTTTCACGAGCACTACGCTAGTGAGATGACAATTGCAGAGCACGCTAAGATTGTCAAGAACTTTGAAAAGACTTTCGGAATTAGCGTGTACGTAAGAACAGGCGACCCCGCTATGGGGCAGCACTCTGCGATCACAGGCACGTCTATCCTGCAAGAGTATTCTTCTCATGACCTGCACATCTATACAGATTCTGTGCCCAAGGACCCCGCAATCGGGATCGCGAAGATGACGCAGTATTTTCGGCCCATCGGCAGGACGTACACAGAAGATGGGGCCCTTCTGTCGAAGGGTGTTCCTATGTGGCAGATTACGGAGAACTGTCCAAACTTTATCAAGGAACTACGCAACTTGCAGTGGCAGAAGTACGAATCCCGCAAGGTGCAGTTCAAGAACAATAAGCAGGAAGCGGTGCAAAAGAAGGATGACCACGCTTTTGACTCCGCAAAGTATTTTGCTACCTTCCTTCCTGAACTTGCTCCTGATGCCCCACCGCCTGCTAAGCCAGATGTAACCGGGTATACTGGACTTGTTCGATACGACGAGGCGTTGCTTCGCGCGGAAGAACGAAAGGTTGAGACAGCAGAAACCTCAGCCTGGGAAACCATCGAAACGTACATGTGAGGGCTATCATGGCTGACGAAGAAGTTGTTGGGCTTTTTAACGCCAACGAGGGAATTAAGGGCCGAGACGGCGGTCCGTATCTTGACCAGGTGCAGGACACTCTTGCGGAAATTGCTCGTGCGGCGATTGAGGACCGCGATCCTGTTTCTCCGCCTCCCGCGAGCGTCGGTACCCCGCTCGTTACCGAGACTCAACTTATTGCTAACTTCGTGCGGACCAACATCGACCACCGTAATTCTGGGGCAGACACAACCGTTACGGTTGACCCTGTCGCGGAAGTTCCAGTTTCGGTTATCGAAGCGGATGAGTACGAGCCGCCGGAGGAAGAAGACCCTGTCGAGGGGCAGGGCTTTGCTGGCCCCGAAATTGGTCTCGACTAAGAGTTAGGCAGCAGGAACATGGCTGAGGAAAACATCTACAGCCGCTTCCGTGTCCTGGCCGCGCCTGTAGCGCGGCCAGGACATTGCTTTCTGTGTAGCGGCATTTCTCATCCGCCTTTTGCGGACACTGGCATCTCTATTGACTTCGAGGGTGCCGTCATCGTTTGCTCCGCCTGCATTACGGAGATGTACCGTCAAATTGGCGGGGTCATCGTAGAAGATTCTGTTGATGAGGCTGAACTCGTGCAGCAGGCATTCTCTGAGGGCCGGGAAGCAGGCATTATCGAGACTATGGAGAAGTTCAATGCCTTTTTGGCTTCTAGTGACGCTGGTATCTCTGCTGGCGATTCTGATTCTCCTGCTGATTCTTCCGACGGTACTTCTGTTTCGAGTGCTGCTGAAGACTCTAACGGAAGCGGGACAGCAGTCAGTAAGAACCGTAAGCCTGCTCGAAAGTCAGGTAAGAGCGCTGACGAAGGCTCAAGCACTTCTGGCGAGCAAGGACGCGATGACGTTCCAAGCGATTCAGGCAATGGAGATGCTCTCCCCAACCTCAACTTCTGAGGCACCGGAAGAAGAGGAATTCATCTCGGACGAAGAGTTCGAGTTCCTTGTCAATAAGCAACTATCGGGAGAGGAATTGACCTCGGATGAGCGACGTAGATTTGAACTTGGCGCTGCTGGCTGACATTAAGCCCGAGCCCGCGATCGACGTTGCGAAGTTTCGTGAGTCGGACGAGGGCAAGGCGCTAGTTTCCTGGGCTCTGTCGCAGCACAAGGCAATGAAGAGCGCGCGGCAAACTGAAGAGCGCGACTGGAAGCGCAACTATGCAATGTACAGCGGCAAGCAGTACATTCAGATTTTGCGACAGGGGCAGTACGCAGGCCAGTGGATTGAAAAGCCCCGGTCTGCAAGTCAGGAACGTAAGACGATCAACCGTATTGAGCCCATGATTCGTACGGAGATTTCTCGTCTTACTTCGCAAAAGCCCTCCGCTTCGGTGCTGCCTGCATCTTCTGATGACGCAGACATGTTTGCGGCTTTTGCTGGTGAGCAGGTGTGGGAATCTCACTCCGATCGCCGTAAGTTTCCCTCCGTTTTGATGGAGGCCGTTTTCTGGCTCTGCATTACGGGCAACGGGTATATTAAGACGTACTGGGACGAGTCAGAGATTGATCGAGACTCCGGGGAGCAGGGTGACGTTGTTTTTGAAAACGTCACTCCGTTTAACGTCCTGGTTCCTGACCTTCGGGCTACGGATATCGAGAAGCAGCCCTACCTGTGCAACTACTACACCAAGCCTCTGTCCTGGTTGAAGATGTTCTATGGTGATGCGCTCAAGGGCATTAAGCTGACCCCTTCCTCTAACGCGGCAAATGAGATTATCGAGGATTCCGTTCTCAATCTCTCTGATGCGCAAAAGGCACAGCCTGACTCCTGCGTTGTGTACGAGTTTTGGGTTAAGCCGCGAGGCCACGAAAGTCTGCCGAACGGCGGCTACTTTGTTATCGTGGACGATGTTCTTGTCGCGTACTCTGACTCATACCCTTATGCTCACGGTGAGTTTCCTATTGCTAGCGTGGGTCACCTTTTGACGGGTAAGTTCTACCGTCGGTCGGTCATCAATAGTGTGTGCGACTTGCAGAAGGACTACAACTCCTGGCGCTCGCAACTTTCAGACGCCCGAAAGAAGATGGGCAAGCCTCAACTTACTGCGGTTAAGGGTTCGGTATCTGCTGCCCGTTGGTCCAACACAACGGGTATGCTTATCGAAGTTCGGCCTGGCTTCCAGTTCCCGCAGCCTCTGCCAATTGCTCCGCTTCCTCAGTACATTATGGAAGAGGGGCAGCACATCCTCACGGATATTGAGGACATTTCGGGACAGCACCAAGTTTCTAAGGGCAATGTCCCTCCGGGTGTCACGGCAGCCACGGCCATTTCTTACTTGCAGGAAAAGGACGATTCCTACCTGTCGCCTACCTACCAGTCGATTGAGGACTTCTGCCAGAAGATTGCACGTCAGACTTTGTCGCTTGTCGTGCAGTTCTGGGACATTCCGCGACTGGTTAAGGTTGCAGGAGACGATAGCCAGTTTGACGCCTTGCAACTTTCAGGCTCGGATATTGCTAACGGTACGGACATTAGGATCGAAGCCGGGTCCTCCCTTCCCACGTCTAAGGCAGCACGCCAGGCATTCGTCATGGACTTGATGAACGCAGGATTTGTCGAGCCCGACCGTGGACTGGAAATTCTTGAAATTGGCGGGGCTACAAAGCTGATCGACCAACTTAAGACAGACAAGCGGCAGGCACAGCGCGAAAACATCAAGATGAAGTCGCTGACTCCCGAGGATTTGGAACTTCACCAAATGAATTGGGCTACGCTGCAAGCGCAAGGAGACCCGAGCACGGTTTCACAGATTGGCGAACCCCTGGAAGCACCGCCTGTCGTCACTGTGAATTCGTGGGACAATCACCAAGTGCACATCGACACACACAACCTCTACCGTCGCAGCCAGGCGTTCCAGTTCCTGTCTGACGAAATCAAGGTACAGTTTGAGACGCACGTCAATATGCACAAGCAGATGTTGCAACAAGATCAGTTGCAGCAGATGCTTGCGGGGATTCCTTCTGACGGCTCTGCACCTGGTATCTCTGGTATCATTGATCCAAGCACAGGCCAAGCAGTAAATGAGCCCACCGACGGATCGGGCCAAGGTGTTCCGACGTCCGATCCTTTGTCCGCGATGGGAGGTGAAACTACCAATGGCACAGCAGGGGAATGACCTGTCGGGTAACTATCTCGGCAATGCTCGTCCTGTTATGAACAAGGCGGATCAAGACAACATCTCTTCGGAGGATTTCGCTAAGTTCCAGAATGTTGGCACGATGAAGGAAGCCCTTCTTGAAGAGGGCTACACTGCGGCGCAACTCAACATTATGACGAAGAACGATCTCAACTATGCGCTTCGGGGCAAGTTGGGCCTTCGGTAGTGCTATACTGCTTTCATCCTTGTAGGAACTTGCCAGGGCGGGGACGTACAGCAAGTCAGACTTACCGCTAGGGCGCGCGAGCGTACAGCGAAGATTGGTTTAAAATGGGCGATGAACTTGATGCCACTTCGACAGGCGACGAATTTAACTTCGATGCTTCTCTGAGTGACGACACACAGCAGCCGCAGGAGACGCAGTCAAGCGGCGGAAACCCTGCTTGGAACTCCGTATTGGAAGTTATTCCCAAGGAGTTTCACTCGCAGGTTACGCCGCATCTTCAAGAGTGGGACCGGGGCGTCAGTACCCGCTTCCAGAAGATTCGTGAAGAGGCTACGAAGCCATACGCTGACTACCAGCAATTCGTGGATAACAAGATTTCTCCGCAGGAACTCGAATCTGCTTACCAAATTTGGCAGCAGATCAACACGAACCCGCGAGCAATCTACGACAGTATGACTGCCATGTTGCAGCAGATGGGCCTTCTTGAAACAGCGCAGCAAAATGCTGAACTGGAAGAAGAGGAAGCCCCTCCTGTCGATCCTCGGATTGAGGCTCTGGAAAATCAGCAGCGGCAGTTGATCGAAACTTTGCAGCGTGCTCAGCAGGAGCAGGCACAGCGTCAGCAAATTGATGCTTTTGCTGCACAGTTCGATGCTCAAATCAAGGACGAATTCGCTCAGATCGAGTCTAAGACGGGTCCGATCCCGGAAAAGATTCGTATCGAACTACTCAACCGTGCTTCGATGATGACGGACCAGTTGAATAGGCCCGTGTCGCTTATCGAGGCGTTTAATGATCTACAGAGTCTGCGACAGACGCTTTTGTCTTCGCGGCCTGGACAAAAGGCCCCCCAGGTTGTTCCTAGTGGTGGCGGCTATCCCGCAACTCCCCCTAATGTTGAGGCCCTCAAGACTTACGAGGGTAGAGCAGCAGCGGTCGGGGAAATCGTGAAGCGCTTCGCTCAGGACTCCTGATATACAAGGAGAGATATAAATGCCGGCTACACTGGCAACTCTTAACGCAGTCACCAAGGAAGTTTATGAAGGTGATCTGCGGGAGCAACTTAACAACGAAGTCGTGATGCTTCGTCGCATCGAAAAGACTTCCCGAGGCACCTCGAATGAGGTCGGCGGTCGTTATGTGACCTTCCCGATTCACGTTCGTCGTAACCAGGGTATCGGTGCTCGTAATGAGTCCGAGGCTCTTCCGAACCCCGGGCAGCAGGGCACGATTGCCGCTCGTATTGGTCTTAAGTATCAGTACGGCGCGGTCCAACTTACCGGCCAGACGATTAAGTTGATCGACAAGAACTACCAGGCGTTTACGTCTGCTATGGACTTGGAACTCAACGGGGTGCGCAAGGACCTTTCGGTTGACCTTAACCGTCAGGTTTGGGGCGACGGCACCGGTAAGATCGGTGCGGTTACTTCGGCGGTCGGTGTTGCGGCACAGACTTTCCCTGTCGACCGGCCGGATCTTTTCCAGTTGGACGAGATGGTCGACTTTGTCGCTACTGCTAGCGGCACGGTTACGCAGTCGGACCGAAAGGTTACTGCGATTAACCTTTCGGCCAAGACGATTACAGTTACTGGTACTTCGTTTACGGCGGCACAGGGTGACTACTTTGTCCGTCACGGAAACCTGAACCGTGAGTGGACGGGTCTCGGCGCTATTGTTAGCGACTCGGGCACGCTTTACAACGTGGACCCGAGTTCGGAGCCGCTCTGGAAGTCGGTCATCAACACCAATGGTGGATCGTCTACCGCGATTTCCGAGGCCATGATTACGAAGTTGGTTGATGACATTCGCTACACGAATGGCGGCAGCACTTCGGTCCTGGTCTCTACGCCAGGTGTTCGCCGGGCGTACGCGAACATGCTTCGTACTCAGCGACAGTTTGTTAATGTCAAGGAGTACACGGGCGGTTTCGCGGGTATCGGCTTTGTTACCGACAAGGGTGAAATCCCGATCGTCATTGACTACATGGCCCCTCCCGGAACTATCACGGCTCTTGAAGAGGACAACCTCAAGTTGTACCGAGAGGCTGATTGGGAGTTCATGGACCTTGATGGGTCCAAGTGGCAGCGAGTGATTACCAGCGCTGGTGCTTTCGACGCTTACGGTGCTACTTTGTACCAGTACAGCGAACTTGGCACGGATCGCCGTAACACTCACGGCCGTATCTCGAACATCACAGAAGAGTAATCTTCGCCTGCTACACTAAAGGGGCCAGGTCATTCCCGACCTGGCCCCTTTAGTTTTGACTTTTGTGAGGAATCATGGTTGACACTGGTCGACTTCTTTTTGACGAGGACAGCGAGACCTGGGTTAGCGAGAAGTTCCAGCAACTCGCTGAGGTCATTAATGACTGGGACCCTCGTCTGCGACTTCTCTGGATTCCTGAGCGGAATCGTGGTCCTGGCGATATTTACCCCTACGCGGTTGGCTTCTTTGACAACGAATTTTCTGAGCCGCACATCATTCTCTACCTTCTTGAAGAAGAGTTGAACTCGGGGGTTCTCGGGACGCTCTTTAACATGCGAGACAATGCGCAAAACGTTCTCGAAAAGTTGGAGAACATGGAGCAGGCTAAGAAGATTATGGAAGCTAAGGCTCAGATGGAGCATCAGGCAGAGTTGCACGACAAGGCTCGCGCACTTTGGAAGACGCCTTTGCACACCTACACTATGGACGGGAAGGTGTTTCACCTGTGAGTCTTGGATATATGTCTAAGCGTGTCTCTGACGTAGGCGACTACGTTAAGCGACAGTTCGGTGATGAATCCGGTGTTCAGATTACTGACGACGATATTCTTCGTTGGGTGAACATGGGCCAGCAGGACCTGGCATTTATTGCTAAGGCTATCCAGGGTACTGCGACTACTGCTTACGCAGCGGGGCAAACTGAGTATGTTTTGCCCACTGAAAAGGCTATCGAGATTACTTCAATCCGTGTAGACGGGCGCCCAATTAAGGGTGTAGAATTCCAGGTGGCAGAGTCGCTGATTGTCGATAGCGACCCTACTGCATCTACTAGCGCGAAGTATCCTGACTTTTGGTGGCGCTGGGGGAACACGATCAATTTCTGGCCCAAGCCCACAACTGAGTCTGACGGCCTGGAAATTAAGGTCTACTATATCGGCACACCTGAGACTCTTGTCGACCAGTCGGACTTTCTTGGCTTGCCGGACAAGTACTTTGAAGCACTGACGGAGTATGTGCTGTCCAAGGCGTACGAACTTGATGAAGATGTTCAAAGCGCCACAGGGTCATATCAGCGTTATATGGACCGTCTAGGCCAGTCTTTTGAAGAGGACAAGGCAGAAAACCTCTTCTATCCTGTACTCTCTTTTGTGGAGGACTAAATGCCCTCGGCCTTTGAGGAAGTTTTCATTGGTCCGTTCGTCGGAGGCTTGAACACCCTGTCGGACCAAACTTCTATTGGGGATACTGAACTCTTTCGGTGTGACAACTTTGAGATTGACCTTGACGGCTCGCTAGTTAGTCGGCCCCCGGTGCTAGCCGCTAATTCAGGGCTTAGTAGCACGAACGGCCTGGACCTGCTTTGTTATTACGTCGAATCGGGTACGGGCACCGTCTACCTGATTGCGTCCAATCGTGTTGACACCACGTACTACTACAACGGTTCGGCGTTCTCTACGATTACGGCTAGTTTCGCTGCCACTGCTGCAATCCAGTATCGGGACAAGGTCTACCTTGTTGCCCCCCTGTCGTCTAGCAATCCTGGCGGAACGTGGACACCTTCTGGCGGATTTACTGCTGACTCTAACATGCCCAAGGGCGTAGCAATTGTTGCCAATAAGGAGCGCCTGTGGATTTGTCAGGGGAAGAGTGCAACTAGCAACGGGTCTCGTGTCTATGTGACAGATATTGTTTCTGGCGCTCCTGCCTGGAACGGAAACTACATTTCGATTAACTCCGGCGACGGGCAGAACGTTGTTGACCTGTGCGTCTACAACTCTGACTTGATTATCTTCAAGCAGCGGTCGACGTATAGGTTTGCATTTGGTGCAGACGTTTCAACGGGTTTTGTGTCTACTTTGTCCACTACTATTGGAGCAAACGACACTGGCTGCTATGTTGCGTACGAGCAGCAAATCTACATGACGTTCAACCAGGACGTGTACGAATTTACCAACTACGTGTTTAACCGCATCAACATGAACACTCCGTTGGTAAGCACTAGCCCTGGGGCAAGTTACACCAAGCCTTTCGGAATCTCGGCCTGGGCCAATCGACTGTTCGTCTCATACTACGAAAAGGTCTACGTTTACAATCTTCGTAATCGTACATGGAGCACGTGGAGTTCTCCTACTCGTTGGGTATCTTTGGCTAAGGTTCTGCCTTATCCTTATGAGCAGACAGATCGTCCTCGGGCGTACATGTCGTCTAGTCAGCCTCTAGGTACCGGGCAAGGCAAGACGCTGTATCAATGTTACGACAGCCTGTCGAATGGTACACCGGGTAACAGCACTCAGACAGAACTCTTCACTTGTACATTTGAGACTAAGAACTACGATTTTATGACGCCGTCAAAGTACAAGCGACTTGGATGGTGGGGCGGGGACGTTCTAACTCGTTCTGACCTTGATGTGTATGCACAACCTGTGCAATACGCGCGAACAGTTACGTGGGGGGAACTTGCTGAGCATAATTGGGGTGACCCAGAGATTAATACCTGGGGTGCTCTGCTCACTACTTCTTACACCATCGCAGACCATATGAGTATCTCTGACACCTCCGTCGGGCGAAAGTTCATCAAGTTCTTGCAGTCTTTGAGGTTCCGGCAGATTAGTTTTAAGGTGGTCGCTATGACGTACGGCAACCGGGACACCGCTCCTGTCAGAGTTTACCGCCTGTCTGCCTATGTGTCTGAGAAGCAGCGCGTCTCCAAGAAGATGACCTGAGGTATACTCTATCTATGGACGATCGACGTTATCTTACGGGCAGCCGTACTGGTGGCGGCGGACTCAACACTTACGCCGCTGGCAAGAAGCAGTACGGTGGTGGGCGTATTTCTCCGAATCTCGGACCAACGGAGAACAAGCAAGGGTATTTGCAACGGGATAGGGAAGCAGCGGCTCGCCGCAACTACACCCTTAAGCAGATGCAAAAGACCCAAGGTTTGAAGTTTCAAATTCTCTAGGAGATAATCATGGCAATTGGTGTCCGGCTTACGGATGGAGGCACTAAGCCTCGTAGTAGTTCCTCCACTATTCAACTCCCTTCTAATGCGGGATTCCCTTCGTGGGCTGGGAAGCCCGCGCCTACCCCCTCGAGTATTGCGAAGCCAAAGTCCGAAGGGCTCCTTAGCACTAGCAATGACCCTACTCCCCGGGTAGTTTTGCCGCAGAGTAGTTCTAAGCCCGCTACTACTTCTCGTTCGACTTCTCGATCTACTTCTTATTCGACCGGTACACCTGTCGCGGCAACTTCTTCTGGCACGGTAGCGGCAACCGCACCTGCTCCGGCAGATCCTCCGGCACCTGCCGAGCCGCCTAAGCCTCCGTCGGATGAAGATTGGTGGAAGTCTGACGCGGACTACCAGGTTGAAGAAGCTTCGCTTAAGAGTTCACTGGAAAATGCTCTGGCAGAACTTGCCACCAAGCGCAGCAATTTTGACCAGGATTTTGTCACTACGTTGAAGAACCTTGGCTGGGACTGGAATGGCGATGACCAGGGCTCTTTGGATAACGTGGCTACTGGACGTTGGGACGCGGCTAACCAACTCGGTGCGTACGGACGGGGCTTCACAAACCTGAACGATGATTTCGCTAGCCGTGGTTTGATGGACTCGTCGTTCTTCCGTGACGCGGTTCAGAACTACAACACGGACTACAACAACCAGTTTGGTAACCTGACTAGTCAGCGAAACTCGTTCCTGGATCAGAACGGTGAAAAGACCGGCGCGGGTGCTGCGGCTAACACTGAGTACCAAAATGCGCTTGCACGAGCACGGCAATCGTCGCTGGCGCGTCGTGACCTCAAGTTTGCGTAGGAGATAAAATGGTAGTCGGAGTTCGCCTGTCTGACGGCGGGTCTGGTAGTACCAAGAGTCAGAAGAAGGCAGGCACAGGGCTTTCGTCTATGTCTGCCCCGTATTATACGCAAGACCAGCGCAACGCTTTGCAGGGTTCTCCGATGGGAAACCTTGCACTTGCTAACCCTTCTAGGAATATTCTTCCTGGGAGCGTTGCTCGACCGCAGCAAACGGTTCTTAGATCTGCTCCTGCACAGCAGCCCGCCAGGACCGCAAATCCCAATTCTTTTTGGGATAAGATGCGGGGGTTCCTGGGGAACGTTTATAACAACTACCAAAATCTGACCGCTGACGCACATACGAACCAAAGTCAGGAAGAAGAGCCTGTCGAGTACCCGGGCTATTCCGGTCCTATGGCCCCTACTTCTGTGTACGGCAAGAGCATTGCGGATTTCTTGGCGATTGCTACAAAGCAGGCTAATTCTGGCATCGAGAATCAACTCGCAGCCCTTGCCCAGCAAGGGGATAAGTTGCGAGGTGACGCTAAGGCAGGAGATGCTCAACTTGCCGAAATGTACGCTGCACTTCGGAGACAAGCAGACAAGGATGCAGCGACGAACTCCCAAATGTACGCAGACGCTCAAACTGCGTCCAAGGCAAACACGGAGCAGGCTCAAGCGGCTTTGACAGGGGCAAATGCTGCTGTTCAGAACTCGCAAAACGAACTTTTCAATAATCTTGGAATCAACGACGGACAGAATAGTGTTGCCAGCCAAGCCCAGCAGGAACGGGCAAAGGTTAACAACTCTGGCGTCCAGGCAAACGGAAATGCGGCCGTTCAAGAGTTGATTAAGCGGGGTGCTACGCAAGGATCTTTCGACAGGGCTATGGCCTCTGCGGGAGACTTCGCAGGCGCTTCTCGGCGATCTGATTTGCAGCAGGCGCTTCTGTCGGCCCTGGCGGAGATTTCTGGCAGGACTGCAGAACTTAAGGACTCTGCTACTAAGCAGGCAACCTCGCTCGCTCAGTCTATGTTCAACGATGACTATAACCGATGGGCAGCGGAGCGCAACTATCAGGCTCAGATTGCCAATGACGCATATCAGAGGTATCTGGACCAAAGGAATTACGACACTAACCGAGCAGACACGATCTGGCAGCAAGCATACCAGGAGAACCAACTTAACGCTCAAAACAATCAGGCTCCTGAGTATGATGACTACACTCAGCAGTTGATGAATTTGCAGAACTACTCCGGCGGGCAGATTGACAGCCAGCGAGCAAATGAAATCCTTGGGCTGATTAACCAAGGAGTGTCCGGCGCGACAGAGCAAAGCGGCCAGACTAAGTTTGCAGCAGGGCTGAACTTCTTGAAGAAGCAACTGGACGCAAAGGTTATCACTCCCGAAGAGTTTAGTTCTGCACAAGCGGCACTTTACAACTTGACACAAGGCTACGCTAAGTAGCCAGTACGAAAGGATCGAGTAGGGTGGCTAATCCAGCAGCCCGCTACGCAGATGCTCTTCGTGCGAAGTACGCTCGCGAAAGGGAGGCTCGTAGGCAGACTACGAGCCTCCCTTTGCAGCAGCCGAACTTCTATGCGAACACTTCTGCGGCGGCCCCTCTTGCACCAGCACAGCCTAAGCTTTCTGGCTTCCAGAAGATTGTTGACGTCATTGGTCAGTCCGGGTATGCAATGACTGAGACATACAAGGAGGCTATCAGCGATATTATGCGGGACAATAACACGTCCTCGCCTAGTGCCGGGCAACTTGCCATTGGCGCGCTCAAGCACGTTCTTAATCCCGCAGACAATTTTGCCGTTAACTACTTCTCTAACTTCGGCACGCACAATGACAAGGAAAGTATCCAGGATATTCTCCGTGGCGACAAGGACCTTGTCAATGATATTTACGCAGACGCAGGGCGAAAGACCCGAGTCACTAAGGATGTAGGGGCGCTTGCCGCTAACGAGAACGATAATCTTGCACAGAAGATTCTCAAGGGCGTGGCAGGGTTTGCCGCAGATGTGGCATTTGACCCGCTGACCTATGTCCCAGGCGGCGCTGTCGTAAAGGTAGGAAAGTACGCCGCCAAGGGCGCCTCTAAGATTCCTGGCGTCACTGCGGCTGTCGATGCCGCGAAGGCAACTAAGGTCGGAGAGGACCTTGCCAACATTAGCCGAAAGTTCAAGGGAGTTTCTCCTGAAACAGCGGCTAAGGTACAGAGCGAGGTGCACAACGTCGCTGAAGCAAATCTTGGTGCTCGAAACCCGTTCTCTTCTAACTTCAAGGCTAGCACCAACGCGGATTTCAAGGCCCGTGTTAACGCTGAGGATAAGTTGAAGGCGGGAGTTGAAGAAGGCACAGAAGAACTGTCGGAGGCGCTTGACGATCTTGTTCCCGCAGGCGCGTCTAAGAACTTCGAGTCCCCCGCTCTTCGATTTGCAGAAAACACATCTCGAAAGACTACGCCTTCCTCTCCTCTTTACGGAGAGGATTTGTTGACTCGATTGAAGGAGCGTCCTTTTGTTAAGGATGCTCCTGCTTCGGCGACCCCAAAGAAGGCCGACGAAATTGAGGAAGCAGTTGTCAAGGAAGTTTCCGACGAAGAACTTAACGCGGCTTTTGACGCCAGCATCTCTATTTCTCCCGAGTTGCGGGCTAAGATCACCTCTGCACCTCAACTTGTTGCGGCTATTGCTGCTAACACTCCGGAAGTTATCCAAGGTTTGAAGTTGTCTGCTGAGGCAGTGAACCGTGCGGGGCGCTTCCTTCCTTTGCTTGTCAAGATGAATAAGGGCGTAAAGCTTACGCCTATCGAAACTCAGCGGGCAAAGTCTCTTGGTAAGGATTTCCAAGAGATGTTCCAAAAGTTCCAGGGTGAGGGTCCCGGCACGCCGGTGGCCGCTGCGGCCTCTGAGCGGCCTGCTGAGGCTCTGGCAGCACGCCTGGCTACGGGACGGCGGGCAGCGGCTGAAAGTGCGCGAGCGGAGCGTGCAGCGGGCGAATCGACCGTGTCTCAGGTGCGGCGCGCCCGCGCGGCGACCGCTAGCGCGCGTCGGCTGTCTGGCGCGGCCGCTGCCGCCTGGATTCGCAAGTCCCGAGAATTGGGTTTGTCAGATGAAGATATTCTTCGCCTGACTTCTCAACTTACTAGTGCCGAATATCGCAAGGCGCTGAGGGCTATCTCGCGAAAGCGCACTCCTGGAAGTAAGATTCCCAAGCATTTCCAGTTCTCAGCGCGAGAAGGAGTTAGCAACACTGCGAAGAACTTCTCTCCTGAGGAACTTCTTGCTTCTAAGGCGGCTACCTCTCCTGTTATTCAGGCGATGGATGAAGTTACCAGCGTGCCCGACCTGATTAAGCGGCACTCATTGGGAGGACTTGACGAGGAAGCGCTCGCTTCTGTCGCACGAGGCGACCACCTGTCTCCGGAATTGAATACCATCGTTGATGACTTGCTCAAGAAGCAAGGATTTAAGGGTGCGACAGAAGAACTTCCGTTCGTTTCTGCAACAGGTACTCGTCGATCGGCGCAATCTCTCGGGGAGGGCGTCGGCAAGAACATCTCCTACAACGCTCCGGCCCAAATGGACGTCCTTGGGTCTCTTTTGTCACGCCATGCCGGGGAAATTGCTGCTTTCCGCAAGCAAAGTCGTGCAAAGTTTGCGACGAAGGGTCCGAACGGCGGACCTAGCACGCGATGGAAGATTGAAGTCGGGGAATTCATCTACAACAAGATTATGCCTGACCTTGTTGGGATTGAGAACCGGCTCGAAGCGATGGGCGTGCACTCGATTGCGTCTGCGGGTAAGGAAGGCGTTCCGCTCTCTCTGTCGCAACTTTACAGCGCGCTGCACGAGGATAGTTTGGGGCGCGCGGTGCTCTTTGGCCGTGTCCTAGACAACTTCGGATTTAAGGTTTACTCCAACTCTAAGGGAATCCCTACTGTTAAGGCCGCGGGGCAAGAGGGAATTGCAGACTCTGATTCTCTCTTGAAGTTGGCTGCCAAGTTTGTGGATGCTGCGGCGTCCGGCGACCTCTCGAAGATCGAAAAGGTTGATGACCTTATCCCGGATGCGGTTAAGCAAATCTCGAAGTCCGATATCGAGGACGCGGTTCGAGGCGTGCACGAAGGCCCTCAAGGTAAGACGGTCCGAAACATTGGTATCGTTGAAAAGGGCAAGCGAAAGTCTCTGTCGCAGGTCGGCAAGGAGCGCGGATACGCTGATGAGTGGGCTCTCTTGCAAGAGGGTGAAGTCATCAACGATGTTGCGGCGGCTTTTGGCAGTCCGAAGGTCCTCGCAGCGCTTTTCGCTTCCGCAAATGAGAACGCTGCTCGCATCGGAATTCAGTTCGCCAGAAACGTCCGAAGTGCTAGCGATGAAGTTGTTGAGAAGATCGCTAAGACGATTACTGATGACACGGGCGCTTTCGTGGAAGGGCAAAAGGTAGAGGCGCTTCTTGATACTGAGAAGTTGGTCAAGGAAGCCGCTACAGATCCTTCCGTCGTGGAGGTAGCCTCCAACGTTACGCGAGAGAAGATCGGAGAGATTATCTCTGAGACTGATCTTGCAGTGGCAGAAAGCATCCGACGTGCGGCTAATCACGCAGACGAAGCGTTTACGCCTAAGTCGCGTGCAGCCAATCTTGCGGATAAGCAAAAGACCTACAGCAAGATGGTTGATGAGTCTTTGCGAGAGGCTGACTTCCGAATCATCAACGATTTGGACGAGATCTCAAACATCGCAATGCAGACGGGCATTGGACGAACGCTAGACAAGTTCTTCAACACGTTTGCAGCACACTACGGCAACGCCACCGTCCACGAAATTATTCACGCCAGCGGCAATGTCGGATCGGTTTACTCGCACCACGTGGCTCGCAGTCTTAACCAGGCAGAAGAAGTTGTCCGCAAGATTGCAAAGGAAAGGGGTCTGCCGCCAAAGGAGCGCAAGATCGTTGCGCAGGAGGCGTACCAAGCAATTATTGATGACAGCGTGCATCTTCTTAGCCCTGAAATGAAGGACCTGGCACAGCGGCTTCGTGCTCAGATGGACCACATGTTCGGGCTCCAAACTCCGAACGGGACCAAGAGCACCCTGTCGCTGTTCGTCGAGCAGGGCTGGGACATTGATCGAATCAATGAAAAGTTGGCCCAGGGCCGGTTCGGGCTTCCCGAAGAAGTTCGTGTGCGTGCGACAGAAACTGTTAAGGTTGGCCGGAACACTGTTACTCGAAAGTTGACGCCGCAGGAAGTCTCGGACCAGTGGAAGGTATGGAAGATCGACGACCCTGTCGACTTCCTTCACCGAATGCACCGAGTTACAGCAGAACTTGCGACAGAGGCATCTATCTCTCGCGAGTTTTACCGTATGGCAACTTCTCGGGGACTGGCAAGCACTAAGGCACGGCCCGGTTTCGTCGGGCTTGATCGCAGCAAGTTGCAAGACAGCCAGATTATCCGGTATCTTCCCAAGGGCGCGGGCGATAAGGTCTACGTTCACAAGGATTTGGTCCCGGAGATTGCCAGGATGGACGACCTGTTTAAGCGGGTCGACAGCAAGAACCCTGGGTTTGACAACTTCCTCCGGAACAAGTTGGACCCGATTCTGGCGATGTGGAAGGCCGGAATGACCTTCTGGCGCCCGGGGCACCACGCTCGTAACATGGCTAGCGACATTATGATGAATCACCTTGTCTCTGGCGTTTCAAACCCTGTATACTACGCCAAGGCAGTTAAGATGCTTGCTGCGAAGCAAAACTCTCTTGGCCGAACTCTTCGTGGAAGTTACGGGGAATGGGACGCTTTGGCAGCCCTGCAAGGAATTTCTCGGGACGCTGAGCAACTTAAGTTCGGCGCGGGTTCGTCTAAGGAAATTTTGGACGCGCTTAAGGCGGGAGACGGTGCGAGTAAGAAGATTGCCACCGCGAACATCGGTAAGCAGAAGGTAGACGTTTCGGAAAATGAAGTGTTCCTTGGCTTGATGAATCGTGGGGCTCTGCCCGACGCTCGTCGAAGCGAGGACATTATCGAAGTTGCAGAAACTTCCGAGAACCTTGCTAAGCAGATCGGTGCACGTACGGGCTGGGCGGGCAGTGCAGGCCAGGCAGCAATGAAGAAGGCACATAACGGGCTGGCTAATTTCACAGAAGGACGCGATGACCTGGTCCGTCTTGCACACGCTCTGCACCTTATCGAGAATGGGATTGACGGAAAGAAGAGTTGGAATACCTTCTCTGAAATGATGGACGACGTTGCCGCGAAGTTGCGCAAGACGCACCCTGATGGGTCGGACCTTACGCAAGTAGAGAAGAACGTTTTCCGTCGAATCTTCCCGTTCTACTCCTGGACTCGAAAGGCGATCCCGCTCGTCATCGAGAACACGCTCACTCACCCGGGGCGTTTCCTTATGTACCCGAAGGCTCTTTATAGTTTTAGCGAAGCCAACGGGGTCGATTTGGACTCCATGTCGCACCCGTTCCCCGATGCAATCTTCCCTGATTTCATTGAGGACAAGGCGACAGGGATTCTCGGGCAAGGGTCCGATCAGCGATATTGGTCCGCTGACTTTGGTCACCCTGCTTTCGACCTTGGTAATGACTTCCTGTCAGGTCAAGGGCCTGTCGGAAGCGGGTACGGGAGTTCTATTGCAAGTGGCCTGCTTGGGATGCTTAATCCGGCGGCTAAGATTCCTGTCGAATTGCTGACCAAGAAGCAACTTGATACGGGTATTCCTATTACAGATACCTCTGATTACGTAGACAGTCAAGTTCCTGGCTTGAACACTCTGAACAGCATCTTTGGCATTTCGCCGAGCAGCGTCGGAGAGAATCTTGCACAGGGTAGACTTGGGGTAGACGCCTCCCGACAGGTTGAAAAGGGTACGCGAGGCGGGGTAAAGGAGAATCCAGAGTATCTCTTGAACTACTTGTTCGGGATGCGACTTCTGGACGCTAGCAAGCCTAACTACGTGACCCTTGGCCGAATGCAGCGAATCGGGATGGACAATGCCAACTAATTACGCCTTCGGGGCAGGGCGGATTGCACAAATCCGCCCTGCTTCGGCGGGTGCTATTAGTCCTAGTCTGTCACCTTTGACGACTAGCAGAATCAATAACACCGCGCCTAGTAAGATTGTGGCACGTGCTTCTGCTACTAGTTCCCCGCTGCAATCTTCCGATCCCACTATCAGCAATCAAAGATCACAGAACGCATCTGCCAATCTTTTTGGACAGAATGCCACCGCTACGCGACAGGCAATCGAACAGAAGAAGCAAGCCGCAGAAGAAGCCCGTCGCAAGGCCGAAGAAGAAGCAAAGCGAAAGGCCGCAGAAGAGGAAGCCCGTAAGAAGGCGGAAGAAACGGCCCGGATTCAAGCACAACAACAGCAGTACGGCTATTCGGGCCAGATGCCTAATACTGGTGCTACGGGTGCACGAGCGCAACTAATTAGCGCGGCAGAGTCGTTGCTCGGCACACCTTATGCCTGGGGAGGTGGCGGATATGGTGTCCGTTCTTCTCGGGGCGTGGGTATGGGCACACAGAATGTCATCGGTGTTGACTGTTCAGGACTTACGTCCTATGCGTACAGCACTCTCGGCATTAGGCTTCCTCGAACAGCACGGCAGCAGGGAACGATTGGGTATCGTACGGCTGTCAGGAACTTGCAGCCAGGTGACCTAGTTGTTTACACAAACGGCAAGCACGTAATGATGTACCTAGGCAACGGGCAAGTTATTGAATCGCCCAAGCCAGGTGGTCGGGTGCGCATTCGATCCCTCGGAAACGAGAGCGTCTTTGGCGTACACATTAACCTTCCGGGGGAATGATGAGTTTGTTCGGGGTTACAATCCCCATTGATGCAGGACCTACTGCACTTGTTATCCTTGTAGTTATCGCTTTGCTTACAGGGATACTGATGCCCCGCTGGCTAGTTAACAGGATGCTTCAAGAGAAGGATCAAATTATCCAGCACTTGACTGAGAGACTTGAGGAAACTAAGGTCTTGCAGCCTCTGCTCGAAAAGGTTTTGGCCGCGCTCGTTGACGATCCTAAGAAAAAGGACGAACATGAGCACTCTTAGAAGGGCCTTTGGTTGGACACCGCTGGTACGCTACATTAAGCGCGTAGAGCGCGGGTCACAAATCCAAAGGGACCGCGTCAATAAGGCTGAGCCCAATCGGGACGGGCTACGCTTCCTGTCGCAGATGTTCGAGGACAACCACATTAGTGCCAAGGTTGCAGCGTATCTTGGAGGGAGACAATGACAGAAAGAACACTCCTAGAAATTGTCATTCTCATGGCGACCATCTTTTTCTTCTTGTCTACTTTGTTGTATAGTTTCACCACGTGGTACAAGACGATAATGGGTCGTGGGCTATTCTTCGTCCTGTCGAACTTTACGCTGGCACTAATTCTCATCAGTTCGGGATACTTCACCGCAGATGCTTTTGTATTCCGAGACGCATTCAGGGTAGTGGTGTACCTGCTTACCCTTATCAATGGAGTCACGATTTTTGTTGCAGTTGTGACGCTACAGTTCAGTGGGAGTAGGAATGTCAGAGCAGACCAACGAGACGCCTAACTTGAAGTCCACAAAGGCTTGGGTGGGCGGAGCACTTTCCGGAATTATTGCCTTCGGGTCCTCCTTGCAGACCGCACTTCAAGATAACTCGATCACTTCTAGTGAGTGGACGGGCGCTATTCTTGCAGGGCTTATCGCCTTTGGGGCGGTCACCGGACTTGTCTGGCGAGTTCCAAATAATCCCAAGTAGCAAAAAGAAAGCCCCTCAGGCCAGTGGCCTGAGGGGCTTTCTTGCGTTTGACAACCAACCTGCTAGGTGGCACCATGTAGCCATGACACAGCGTATCCGTGCCCGTTGGGCGGCTGAGGGTGCCTGCAAGGGCGACCCTGGCTTCACTGAGGACTCTATCGGCAAGATTATGGCAGCACGGCTCAAGACCGTTTGTGCACATTGCCCTGTATTGCAGGAGTGTCGTGCATATGCCACGGTGCATGAGACTCATGGTTTTTGGGCCGGGCTTACTGCGAAGGAGTTGAAGAAGGCTAGAAGTCAAACACTGGTAACTCTAGGTTACCAAGCATTTGCAGAGGGCTGGTTGGAGACTCCAAATCTTCTGTCACCGTCGCAACTTCGGGAGTTTGAGAAGATTGCGGCGATGAAGTCTGGTTCGACACGTTGGTCTCGCGTTCGAGAACTACAGAGTCAGTCTCTGGAAGATTTTCAAATTCCTCATCTGACAGAAGAGTTTCGTATTGTTCTACCAAGTGCTTAGCCCAGCCGTACAGCCTCTTTGTCATCTCACTGGAAACTATCCCAATATCCTCGTACTCCCAAAAGGACGCAGGAGGCTTTAGCTTTGCTGGATCAATCTTGAACCGGTCAATAAACTCCAGTGTTCTGCACCTGTCGCTACAGAATTGATGGTAGCAATATGTGGTGATGTACTGCTCACCACAGTACATGCACAACTTCATAGTCGAAGCATGAGCATGGTGCAGGGAGTTAATGATGACTTCCAGCGCGTTAGAGTTCGCCTTTTTCTTTACCTCCTTTTCTGCGGCAATCTCATCAGCATGGACAATGGCGTCTGTGTCAAGGCTCTGGCCGTACCGCTCCATGATCTTTGCGGCATCGGCCAGAGCCTTTTCCAAAGCACTAGGCTTTGGCATCCTTTGCCTCCTTAGCCTTCGGTCTTTTCAACTATGAAAGCCAACTGCTGCCCCAGCATCGACATTTGATGCCGAATGGTCTCCCCTGTCAAAGTAGCGACAGGGAACTCTCGGGAAGCGACGAATCCCGGGGCGTCTCCTTCGATGCGCTTGAGAGTTACATGGAGTCGAAAGACCTCAGTGTTCTGCGAGTCCTGTGACATTGCTCTTGATTCTCCCGTTCTTGTATGCGAAGTAAAAGCCGTGCAGGAAAGCGTCCCACTGGTGAGACTGAGAGTGCTGAGAAGGCATCTTGATCTTGGACCAGCGAAGCGCAATGGGCTTAATGTCGGGCGCCTGCTCAATAAGCGCCTTCACCTTAAGCCGAGCAGCCATCATTTTGATGACACCAATCGCCTGGCTAACTTTCATCTTAGAGCCGGTTTGCTGCATCGCCTTCTGTCGAAAAACGATAAACTTCTCGTAACCAATAATGTCAACCGGCTCTTCGTAGTTTGCAGCCCACTGGATCAGTTCGTCTAGCGAGAGTTGCATCAACTTTTCGATGCCCCAATCTTCATCAAAGACGCAGATGCCTGTCGTGTCTCCTGGGTCAAAGAAGATCTTCTTCATTTAGAACTGCTTTCCGTGCTTATACGGACGAGAGTTGTTGTAGACCAACTTCACGTACAGCATGTCATCGATGCTTCGCGGAAGTTGGTCGCTAACCGACCCCAGGAAGTCCAGAATACGAATCGCTGCATCCAGAAGTTCAACAGCCCAGCCCTCGGGCTTACCCTCTACGGTATAGAAGGGCTTGCTGTCGCTCTTTCGGAATTCTTCCAGCGCTTCTGACAACTCGGAGTGCATGAGAGCAATCGCCTCGGCAGGGGATCGCTTGTCATCCCAAAAGCCATGCTCTACGTTCATCCGGTTAATCAAGGACGCAATTCGCTGAAGTGAAAAGTCCGAACCCTCCACCGCGTAGACTGTGTCAAAAATATCCATCTCTGTAAGATGCTTCGTCATGCTTAGCCCTTTCCAAATCGGTGAACATCGACAGCAAACTTGACGCCGAAGTCCATTACATTCTCATTAATTGAAGCCATTGTACTTTGGATGATAGGCAACCACTTATCCTGGGTACCCTTCTTGATCTCAAAGATCACTGAGTCGTGAACCTGCAGGAGCATTCGCACTTCTCCGTTGGACTTCTGATCGACAGTGTCGAAGAGCAAAATCATGATTCGCTCTACGATATCCGCAGCACCTCCCTGGATAAGAGAGTTAAACGCCTTGTGGTTCTCTTCCTTTGGGTTACGGAAGTGCCTATAGCGGCCCGACCACAACCTGATCTTCCGGGTGCTCCATACTCTTTCCTTAGCGGCTTCGCTTACTGCTCGAAAACGAGGGTACGTAAGATAGTACCTGTCGATCAAGCCCTTTGCAGCCGCTTCTGTTACGCCGAACACTGTCGCAATTCGCTTGGCTCCCGCGCCATACTGCACAGAGTAGACAAAACCCTTGGTTTGCTGTCGCTCCCAGCCAAGTGTCTTAGACATTTCTGTGAAGATATCTCTATCTTCCTCGAACACTTGGATAAGATCTGGCTCCTTCGCGTAGGCAGTGCCTAGACGAAGCTCCAACTGAGAGTAGTCTGCCTCCCAAAGTTCGTATCCCTCAGATGCCTCGAAGCACTCCTTAACACGACCGTTCCATTCCTTGTTGGACACTCGCGGAATTTGCTGCAAGTTGGGGTCCTGACACGAAAGTCGGCCTGTGACAGTTCCGCCTTCGTCAGCGTCTTTGTGGTGCTTGTAGGACGGACGAAGTTTTCCATCCGGGCTTCGCAACTCAAGGTAGGGAACGTAGAATAGCCCTCTTGCATGCTTCCAGCCCCGATATGCCTTAATGTACTTGGCCTCGGGAGAGTTCCGCTGCTCAAGAATCTGATCGTAAACTCCCATAGCCTCCTTGTCAAAGGAGGGCTTACCGGTCTTAGGGGATGACTTGACGACGGGCAGCCCCATGCGATTCAGAAGCAAGTCTGCCAATTGCGCAGGCTTGCCCGGGTCGCATCCAAGAAGTTCCTGGTAGTCCTGAATTGCCTGTTCCGAAGAATCAATGAGCCGCTTGACTAGTTCAACATTGACTCCGATTCCTCGGCTCTCCATCTCGATAACGACCTCAACAAGACGCGCCTTATGCGGCCAGTACTCGTTAAGTTCTTCCTGCTTAAACAGCGGCCAGAGTGCCTCTCGCAGAAGATACGTAACCTTAGTGTCTTGGCACGCATAATCGAACATCAGATGCGAGGGAACATAACCCCAGCCAAGACCCTTAGCGTCAGTAATCGCCGCAAGTTCGGCGGGCTTTTCCTTAAGTTCAGTACCCTTGAGATAGTGCTTAGCACAGTCATCCAGCGACTTTGAGTATGGGTAGTTCTCATTAATCAAGTGCGCCCAAATAGCCGTACAAATCCAAGAACCTGTCCGAACGTTGATGCCCAGGTTCCGAAGCGCAACCAAGTCAAACTTGGCATTGTGCATCGTCACTGTCGGAGCAGTTTCGATTAGACTCTGCAATCGGTATAGCGTGGTATCCGGGTAATTAGTTCCGTACTTATGGCGGAAAGGGAAGTAGAAAGACTTTAGTTCCCTAGTCGCTGGACTACGAAAAGAGACAGAAACTCCCTGGGTATAGTCCCTGCCGTCTCGAATCAGAAGCCCTGTCGTCTCAGTATCAACAGCAAGGTCAAGCCCTGTCGCTTCTGTGATAAAGTCGTTCGCCTCAGAAACTGAGGGAACCTCCGTTCTCAGAGGGAGGTTTGCCAAAACTACCAAGACTGTCTCCTGTCATATCAGTAAGTGCAAATCGAATTCCGTCTGACTTCATGTGAATATCGTGCTTTTCTTCTGCCAACCTGTTCTTATACTCATTGATGATTGTGTAAGTGCCGCTACGCGACAAGCCCACTGCAAAGTCAAGTTCTGCATTGAGCATCTGCGAACCGTAAACATCAGATAGACCTGAACTAAAGGTACCGGCCTGCAACTTTCGCTCGTGGTGGATGAGATAGATCGCCACGTTGTACTTATTCCTAAGTTCCCCAAGGAACTTCGTAAACGCCTTGATTGCCAACTCGTCCGTCATTGCCGTGCTGATGGACTTCTGCAAAGAGTCGATCATTAGAATGTCTGGCTTGATATCAGCCAAGAAGTTGCTGATTACTGCCTGACCTTCTGGCCTATCGAGAGGAAGTTCCGTCCCTACTGGCGCGATAAAGAAGTTACGCGACAGAGCAAGACTGTCCTTCTCATAGTGCTCTTTGAATCCCTGCATGAACAGCGACAGAGGATTGCCTCCCATCTCAAGAGACAGGACAGCAACCTTCTTCGGCCCGTTGGTGTTATTCCAAGCGAGGACCCTTTCCCGGCCAGCGGCAAGTTCTAGGCCCATTTGAAGACCCATACGCGTCTTACCTACGCCCGGCTGTCCAACAAGAATTCCTAGACCTCGCTCTGCGATAAGCCCATCTAGCAGCCAGTCTACATGAAACTCTGCTGCCAGAAATTCCTCGTAGTTGTATACGAACTTGGGAATGGCAGGTGTGTCCGAGACGTGCGACATGATGCCCGCAAGCGTAAGATCGCCGCCTGTAAGGTAGCCGATCTTCGCGCGTGCACGAGCAATCGTGTCCCGTAGAATCTTGTCCCGGCCCGCCTTTGAGCGAGTGGTGTACTTCTCCCATCGAGTATCAGCATCATTGAGAATGCTATAAATCTGCTCGTCTGTGAAACTCTGCTCAGCGCCATAGTAGGCAAGTCGTTGAAGGCTCCCGCTTCTGTGGTTAGGCGAAGCGTCAGAAGCCTCCTGCTTGGTCATCTGGAAAAGTTCCAGCATCGGACTGGACCAGTTACCGAACGCCAGAACCTCAGTAATCGGAGGGAGAGACTTGATCTCAATCCGAGAGAGAATCTGGCGCTCGGCCTGGGAGATTTCCGCAAAAACATCCGATGCGTGCTCTACGCCATTGTCCAGCACAATAGCGACCTTGACCGGCTCCCCGGAATACCAGGGCTTGTGCTCACCCCCTGTCGCACTAGGCTTAAAGCCATAGTTAAACGTGTGAGGCAAACGCAAAAGTTGCGGAAGGTCCCAGCCACTTTTATCTGTACCACAAAGCGCGGTCAGATTTCGAGTGACGTTCTCATGCTTGTCTAGCGCTTCATCTCCTGAGACACGGGGCACGAACCAATATGCATGTTCATGCCCAGGCACAGAAGACTGCAGCACCATGCTCGGCTCGGGGATACCCTTCTCCTTGGCAAAAGACTGCCAGTCAGAGGGGGCATTTCCGTCAAAGTCGAGCCAGTGGCTATTGACGCTCTTGGCGTACTGTCGCTCAGGCTTAGGCGCATCCTTGTCGAACAGTGTGGGACAGAAGAAAACATCTGCCCCCTGGTTAGCAAGGATGACAGGTGCTTGTGCCGCACGCTTTCGGTCTAGCGGCCAGGGGAGAAAATACTGCTTGAATGAGTCTCGCTCGCCGTTCTTTAGCGAGGCCAGATAAATCTTCCCCTCTTCGTTGCCGAAGAACTTCTCCAAGTATGCGCCGACTTCCTGCACGCTTTCGTCGGGCATAAGTTATCTCCTAGAAGTCGAATGAGAAGGATTCCGCAATTTCGTCAAGTGGACGAGCCTTTCGCGGAGCCTCAGTATACACTGGCGGAATGTCCCCATCCTGTGCGGGGTACTCCTTACAGACGCAATTCCAGCACATGCGCTTATCCGTTAGTGGCCCCTGAGAAACTCGCTTGCCGTTCTCTCGGATAGTACGAGTTGCTCGGTGCGTATAGATTCGGCAGTAATACTCGCCGCATCCCGTGCACAACATAAAGCAGTGACGAAGAATCTTGTTGCACTTAGCGCACTCGATATCAACACGGCCTGAGTAGTTTGACCCAAACGCAGGGTCAACACAGTCACACACAACTTCGGACCAGCCCCAGGGGACAGAAATTCTGAACGAAGCGTTAATCTTTTCTGACAGTGACATCGTATCTCCTTGTAGTATCACTTGTCTGCTGCACCCATTGTGAAGGTAGGGCTTCCAGAACTTCTCTGGAAGAGCAGTTTCACTATTACCCTTGTTCCCGCACCTATCACACACCTTGTCGCTTCCTTTTTTGAATTGCTTCTTCGAGTTCTGCAAGTCGTGTATTAAGATATTCAGAGTAAGCCTTGTAATACTCAGCACGGTACTTGTCTCGAAGGTACATCTTAGCCGCATAATACTTCGCGGCCTTAGTTGACTTGGTCATTGTAGCGTACGCTTCTTGGACGATACTCCTATATTCTGTACGGTACTTTCGAGCCAGGTGGCTGAGTCCGTGGTCCATAGCCTCTCGGTACAAATACTTCTTAACCTTTGAGGCTCCCTGCCGGGCCAGTTTATCCTCTAAAGACTCATAAGACTTTCTACGGTCCGGCGGTAGACCGTACTCTTCGGCATACTTAAGCCGAAGTGCAGTGTGCTCTTCCTTCATCAACTCTACAAACCGGGCCTTAGCACGGTTTTTGTATGCGTAGTCGGGCTCGTCAGGCTGCCGGGTACGCTTAGCATCTGCCCAGCACTTTTTATAAAGTGTAGGGTACTTCTTAGCCAGGTTTCGCGTAGCCTCCTGGTATGCCTTAAGTCTCAAATTCTCAGCCATGATTTCTCCAAGGGGATAGGAAAGGGGGCCTAGTTTGTACTAGGCCCCCTTTCAGGTTAGGTCACGACCACGAAGGATTGAAACCCGCGACAGGAGAAGTGGGCTCCGGCAGAGAGTTAGCCGTGGCGGGCTTAACACGCACACCGTCGCGCTTTGCAACAGCGGTGTAGCCCTTCTTGTTCTTGACAAGAGTCAAGACAACTTCCGTACCGTTGAGGTCACCACGAACCGGGTCGACCTCGTTAACCTTAGTCTCAGGAACACCGACCGACAGAAGTCGCTGCTTGAGCAAACCAAGGTTTCGCCGATTAGTCTGATCCTCCGTGTATCCACGGTCGTCCTTAGTCGTGTCATCCCAAGGACCCGGACGATTCGGAAGGTTGAACCATTCCTGCACCAGGTACTCATAGCCCTCGATCTTGTACTCAAGAATCAGAGCCATTCCGTAATCGTCGTGCTGGTTCAGGCGCGCGCCAGAAATAACGGCAGGGTAAGTGCCCGGCTGCGGGCCTCCCCCGCCTGCCTCAACGGCCTCGACAGCATCAGCATCAATACCGTATGCGTCAAACATTCCCATTTTTCTTCTCCTTAACTCACTGTGATATCGCTGAGGTCGATGATAGTCTCACCGTCATCCGCACTTACTGTCTCATCAATAAGGTTACCATCAATGCCCGATGTAATCGTTTCATTGATACCAACCGTGTCAGGTGGCTGAGTATCCCGTGCTTCGGAAAGTTCACCACCTGACTTCAACCAATCCCGGATAAGGACTGGAAGCGTATCCGCTGGAACAGATACCTGAGAGATGTTCAGGCGGCACTTGGCGTCAACCATGATCGACGGGTGCACCTGAGCATTTCGGATGTACTTCGTCTGTCCCGGATTTTCAAGATCGTTCTGAATCGTGCCAGTGATATGGGCCGACAGGTGAATCGGCTCCTTGACAGTCTTTGCGATCTTGGGAGAGAACTCAGGGCCAATCGAAATGATTGCCCCCCGACGGTCCTTCTTCTCGGACTGGTGCGCACAAAGAATGACGTGGATATCCCGGTTCGAGTAGAGGTCCATGGACAGTTCACGATACCGCTGCAAACTAATCTGATAGTCAGGACCGCTCGTAAGGAACTCCGCAGACTCCTTAAGCGCTGAGCCATACATTCCTTCATGTCGATTTCGGAGGACAGACAGCACGTCCATCTCCGTCATCTTGGATGCCTCATCAAGAATGACAGCCTTGACCTTATCCCAAGGTGCGATCTTCTGTCGAATACCCTGGGCAATAGCCTTCACGTCATCAATCGACGTGAACGGCACAATGACAATGCCTTCCGACAGGCCAGGCATGTTCTCCCAAGAAACCCAGCCCTCAGAAGTGTCAATGTAAAGGATTGTATTTCCGGCCGTCCGATCAACAAGCGTACGGGCAATCATCGCTGCGAGGGTAGTCTTTCCGGTACCCGAAGGGCCGTAAAGGAGCACCCGGGCCGTCTTTGCTCGCTCTGTCGCAAGAGATGCTGTCTGTGCGATCCTTGCAAGTGCTGCCTGCAAACTTTCACTCATTGCTGCTCAATCTCCTTAAACTCTCGTCGCTTCTTCGGCATGTAGTCTCCGTTGAGAATCAGGTTCGGCTGCCAGTTGTTGAGTTCGGCAACGCATAGGGACCGGAAGGAGCAGGAATTGCACACCATCTTGTTAGCCGTGCGCATTGCAGACCCGGACCATTCTTCAATCGGCAGATGCTTGAGCGACTGAATCCTATCGGAGACAACGACCTGCTCAAGAATAGTCTGCTTCATGCGGTCGACAGTAACCTCAATTGGCTTGAAGAGATACTTGTTGTCGACACTCTCTTCCTTCATCTTTCGATAGCGAAAGATAGAGTAGGCGGCTCTGTCTACGTTGAAGCCTACAGCCTTCATGCCCACCATGTACTTAGGAATCTGCGGCATAAGTTCAACGTCGTGGTCCGACAAGAAATCGTACATGAACTTATGGTCAACTACCCACACGTCTCCATACAAGTCACGCACAATCAAGTCAATGACGAAAGGCATAGCCAACTTATCTGTAACTGACAGTACGTTCTCGTACTCTACGCCGAGAATCTCCCATCCGTGGAAAGGGTACCCTTCAAAAAAGAACCCCAGGCAGTTGACTACCTCACTCATGATGACAGGAACAGTGATCGCGTATTCCGACAGGAAAGTGTACGCCGCAACCTTGGACGCTTCAAAATCCGAAGTGTCCTTCATGCTATTGAAGAAAACTTCAAGCGCTGCGTGGCCGAGTGTACCTCGCCTGAGGGAGTCACTTTCGTTGATTCGTTGAATCTCAAGCCCGTAGCCGTAGAAGTGCTGTCGCTCGCATCGAAGATAAGACTCAACTTCGGAGTGAGAAACTGTGACTCGAACTTCCTTTTCTGGAATAGAAATCTCAGTCATCGCGCCCTCTCGGCATTAAGGTTCTCAAGATACTCGTCGTCAATGATAGTCCGAACTCTCAAAGCGATAACCTTCCTGTGTTCGCTAGGGTTCTGCTTAATCTCCTTATCTACCTTTCGACGATAAGCCTCTGCTTCCTTCTTCGTAGGGAAGCCGTACACATTGACGTACACCTTTGTCTTGATCAAAAATACACACACGACAGCAAACTTGTTAAGCATCTCTCATCTCCTGTTCGTTGCTTCGAGTAGTCCTGGTGGGATTCGAACCCACACTGAGTCGATTTTGAGTCGACCGCCTCTGCCAATTGGGCTACAGGACCGCTGCCCCTCTAGGATTCGAACCTAGATAAACGGCTCCAAAGGCCGCCGTCTTGCCATTAGACGAAGGGGCAAAAAGTATGAGGGCGCGTGCGCCCTCATACTTCACTTTTCAGTTGAACTTGATGTGCTCCGACAGTTCTCGCATAGTGGCAATGCTATCGAAACAGTCAGGAAGCGCTCGATGCGTTGAAACCCGGCTGGTACTGCTCTCCTTGTATCCCGGGAGCAACTTGAAATACTCCTTGAAGGAGGACACGTCGATGTTTCGGTGAGTGAAGAACTCATCCATAAGTTCAGGAAAGTCTCGCTCAAGAAACCGACGATCGAAGTGCACAGATGATCCGCAAAGCGGGACCTTGCGACCCTCACTCACGGACGCGAGGAAAGTGCGCATTGCCTTATCTGCTCTGCTGAGTTCTGTGTGAAAACGATCTCTGTAGACTTCGTAGTACGTATCTTGCCAACTAAACTTAGTCTGCAACTCCTTAATGAGCCCCGACTTTTCGTGCATAGCGACAGCAGCAGTCTCAAAGGCTACTTCGCTGCTATTGGGATCGAAGAGCGTATCCCTTGAGTATGGAGGGATAAGTTCCGTGTGGTGCCCGAGAACATTGAGATCGTTGTCAGTAACAACGAATGCGATTTCGAGAATATCACAGTGCTGGTAGTTAAGCCCTGTAGTCTCGATATCTGTCCAGATCATCATTGTCAGTCGTCACCCTTCGAGGTCTTGATTTCTGCCGTGCCTGCCATGTCGTAGCAGTAGGTGGCACCATTACTCATCTTGGCGTGAACGTGAGTGCGGTCACAGGGTCGCTCGATCGACTTCACTGTCGAGAACTTTCCGTGCCCCTCGTAGATTTCGGTGCCGATCTTGATCGTGTTCGGGCTCACCAACATTGTTGCCTGTCGCATTTTCTTCTCCTTGTTTTCTGTGATTGACAGTATTGCGTACCCTCGACGGGAATCGAACCCGCATACTCCGGCTTGAAAGGCCGAATGCCGAACCAGTACAGCACGAGGGCTTAGCAGGACGCCGGTAAATACTTGATCCCTACCCGGTCTTTTATACGTACGCTCAGGAAGTGTCCGCTCCGAGCGACGGTCCCTTAATCCCTGAGAGAATAGTGCGCCAACTACCTCTCAGAGTTAGACCGAGGGCCGTTGGGCTCACCTCGGTTTATCCTCTCGACTTCTCAGTCGAGAAGGTAAAGTGCCGCTCGAATGGCGCAGTCCTTCGCTTCGAGCAACTTTCGCAGGCCCGCAGACTTCTCGGCAGTTGAAGGAAGTTGCGCGTCAATCGCCTTGGCGAAACGCTCGAAGTCTCGAGCGATAGGAGTCAACTCACTCGAAAGGTGGTCGGACTCAAAGAACTTCACGATAGGCGAGACCTTAGTTCCGGTCTCACTGTAGTAGTCGTCGTCGGAGATAGTGAACTCTCGGACGTCGACGTCAATCTCATCCGCAGAAATCTCGGAGTAGATCTTGGACATTGTGTGCTCCTTTTTTGTCAGAGTCAGAAGATTGGTGCTGCCGCGCTTTTCCTTTCGGATAAAGCGCGGCAGCACCGTGATGGGACGCATCGTGCCCGCGACCACAACCAAAGGTACATGGTCGGATGACGGGTGTCAAGCCCTGCCTAGGAGCGCGTACGCGCCCGCCTGACGGCCTAGCGGCTCAGGCAGGTGTGTCTACCCCGCCCTCGCCCGCTAGGCCGGGAGACGCCGCCGCGAGCGCGTCAGGCGTGCCGTCCCGCAGGTACGCCTCGACCAGCAGGGCGGCCGCGAGCAGGTCACCTACCGTAGTGATATTTCCTGTAGGAATAAGATTCTGCGCGACAGAAATTGCAGCATGTCGACGCTCTTCTTCCAGAAGAAAAGAAGTCGCTTCTGCTTCCTCTTCAATTGCGGGAGACACGTCCTGAGCGTAGTTATCGTCGTGCGACAGAAGATCACGGCCCATGTTCTCAACGTGCTCGAACTGCTGGCCGCCAAAATCCTTGACGATGTTCTCGTTAGGATAGACGTCCTCTTCATAGATAGGACGAGGGTTATCTTCGGGACTCATTGCTCTTCCAATCGGTAGGGCAGAGAAAGCCTTTGCTTCTCTGGCGTTCGCCAATACTGGGCATCCCAAGCAAGTTGCTTGTCTGACGCCTTTGTTTCAGAATCGTGGGGAAGAAGAACTCCTGACAGTGGGAGGTGTGGCATTCCCATTTCAGGACGCTCCCCGTAAAGCGGGTCATTCAAAGTGTGCCAGCGATTATGGCAAGTCACACAAATCCTGTGCACATTATTCGGAGTGTTGTTGAGCGTAGACTTATCCGGCCCGTGATGGATAGCCCCGGGCAGAGTATCCCCGATGGGCTTCTTTGTGTTGGCGATGATATTCCCATCGCATCCTACGATGGGAAGCGCACCACCGCCAGCGAACAGCAATCCGCTCCACTCACACGTCATCCCGTCAGTAATTGGGTACATGCGAGCGGCCCGCTTTCTGCCTGTCGAAGTCTGATCCTTAACTTCTTCGTCAGGCTTTTCTGCACGGCCTGCCTTTCGAGTATCCAATGGAACAATACTCGCCACAGAACTCGTATTAGCATAGCAGCAGCACATGTAGAAAAAGACTCCGTCTACTGCCTCTTCTAGTCTCTCAAGCTGGACGCACTCACCATGCCAACCTGCAATGCAGGGCTTACAATGTTCGGACAAAAGAAAACCCCCGTCTACGTCGGAAAAGTTTCCGGAAAAGACGGGGGTTTTCTAATCCCTGGAACCGGGCCTCTCGGCCCGGTCACCACTAGGTCCCGCCGTCTTCGGCGGGAGGTCCATGCCTCTAAGGGTATGGGCCCCCCGCCGTCCGGTCAAGTCACTTGGCCTTCTTGAAGGTTGCGAAGTCAAGCGACAGGTCGATCGCTGGATAAATTTCATCCACAACAGGCTTGATTGCCTGTGTCAAGAGACTCAGGGTGCTGGTCCCCTGGTTGTGGTCTCGGACCACGTCATCGTAGATCGGAGTCTCTCCGTGAGGCATCTTCGGAGCACAAATCTCCGAAGTAAGCCAACACCTTTCCTCAGGAGAAAGAGGGACAGTAGCAACGGTAGTAATCATCGCGGAGGCTCCACGTCGTGCACGTCCGTAATATCCCACGACGTGTGCAGAATGTTACCGGTAATCTGGGTGGATGTAACATATCGAAGCATACCTAGATCCTCCGTATTGATTACGAAAACAGTCTGATTCGGGCAGCCACGAACGGTTGCCTTAAATCGAGTGCCAGCAAGGGTCGGCGCAGGAATTTGCGGCAATGCCTTGTGTGCGGACTTGTGTGCGCGCACCTTAGCAGTGCGAAGTACAACTGGCATGTCTCGATTAAAGACAACGAAACCCGCCACAATAACGGATTGTCCCAACCCCCCACCTTCGACAACTTGCCAGCCCTTAATCTTTATCCAGGTGTTTTGACCAATGCTCCTAAAAGACAGCTTTACCTTATCACCTGGCCGAATCTTGGTGTAGTCAATCTCTTGCTTGCTCATTTCAGTTTCCTTCCTTCTTCCAATCATAAGGTTCGTCAGACTTCTTGGCAGTGTCAGCGAACTCCTGACGAAGTTGCCTTAGAACTTCGTCAGCAGTCTCTTGGAGATCCTGAAGTTCCTCGGTAACGAGATTCCACTCACCCTCGCTACGAGCCTTCCTTTCACTTCGTCGCACTCGTCGGGTATCCAGAGTGTCTGCCACAATCGTGATACCCAAGTAAAGAGCCACTCCAATAAGGATGCCCGCAAAAAAGGAGTCCACGTCGATGTTCATCACTTTCCCTTTCGTCCACGAAGTTGCTTGAGAAGTTCTTCCTTGAGAACGTCGGCCCCCTCTTCAAAGCCGTTGATGAGATTAGCCTTGTCGCTAATCAGAGAGTTCATCCACTGGTCGATCGAGTCAGGAATCTCGATGATGTGAACAAACGTGGTCTCGGTCTGCCCAATTCGGTGCGTGCGAGCAAGTGCCTGGTTTTCCTTACCAGGGTTCCATTCCCTGTCGAGAATAATCGTGTGCACCGCAGCAGTAAGATTCAGGCCAGTGCCGCCAGTCTTGTAGTTGGCAAGCACAACATCCCACTTCTTCTGCTCTCCCAACTTCCTATCGAAGTTTCGGCGCACTTCCGCGCGAAGATCATCGGAAGTCTGCCCGTCGAAAACGACAGAGAAGATCGGGTCGCCTTCATCATTCTTCGACAGGTTAATGCGGTTGTGAAGTTCACGAAGCGCAGTAGAGAACTGCGAGAACACAACAACTCGCTCGCCGCGTGCCGTGAATTCCTTGATGAGTTCGGCAGCCTTATCAAGCTTGACCGACTCCTGAACATCCTCCCCAACGGACCAAAGAATCTCACCCGCCCGAGGGTTAGGAATATCCGTCGGGAAACCGTTCTCGTCAATGAGGTACTTCGGCTCCTTCATCGAAATGCCCCCAGGCCAAACACTCGCCTGGCGCTGTCGCGTGATAATAGCAATAAGCGCGACCATCGGAATACGACGATCAGAATCCAGCACAATCTCTGCGTCGTTGTCGATCATCTTCATGACCTCAATCTGCTTAGCGTATCGCTCAGGGTCAAGTTCAACCTGGTGAACGATAGGCTTCTGAGGCGGAAGAATAATTCCCGCATCCGCAATCTTGCGCGACAGGAAACGGCCCGAAAGACGCTTGAACAGAGAGTCCACACCGCCAGGTGCAAAAACCCACTTACCCGTGGCGTAGTCCATGCTTGCGTAGCGGTTGAGGAAATCGTTTCGGCTACGGAAAGTAACCGGGTCGATGATTTCAAGCAAAGAGAACAGGTCGTCGGGCTTGTTGAGAATCGTGGTGCCCGACATAAGAATGACGTTCTTTACGCTGCGGCAGAACCAGTAAGCGTCCTGGAATTGTGCCCCGCCGTGGCCGTAAGATGCTCCCTTGGAATACCCGCACGCAGGACAATTAACAGCGGCAGTCTCGATACCAATGTTGCACGTTGGGCACCAGTTAATTGCATGGGCAATATCCTTCACGCCCTTAAAAGCGCTCGTGCTGGCATTCTTCATCGTGTGCGCCTCGTCACAGATAAGCATGTCGAAAAACATGTCCTGCAAACCAGTGATGAGGGAGTAATCCCGGCGCCACGCCTCGTAGTTCACCACGACGATAAACTCGTCGAGCATCTTGAGCGCGGAAAGAATTGCAGCGCGCCCAATCTTCGTCTCACCCTTGAGAGTAACGACAGCACGGTGCGGTGCCCACGAATGAATCTCGTCAACAAAGTTGCCCGTAATGTCAGCAGGCGTGATGATGAGAATGCGCTTTGCGCAGACAACATCTGCGGAACCAATTGCCGACAGAGTCTTGCCAAGACCCATTTCGTCGCCAAGAATAACTCGCTGACCAGCAGCAACAAAACGCATAGCGTCCCACTGGTGCTGCATAGCCTTAAGGCCGTTGGGCATACCCGTGAACCAGGTAAACTTCTTTGCCCGCGCCTCAAGTTCGTCCGACAGAAGGTCCATGGCGTGAGTCTTGTTGAGGTCATGGACCAAAGTCTTGGCAGCCTCAATCTTGCCCTTAACTTCACGGCCTGCACGATTCATCTTAGTACGCACGTCAAAAGCCTCGTGAGCCTTATCCGTGCGCGCCCGCTTGAGCGCTGCAAGTTGGCGCTCCATCTCCAAGATTTCAGAGTCAAGCTTGGAAACTTCTGCGTTGACTTCCTGGTACTCAACTTCTGCTTTGGCAAGAATCGACTCTGCCTCAAGAACTGATGCAGCGGAGGCCAGAACTTCCTCGTCGTTTCGAGCCTGCTCAGAAATCTCGCCAAAGATGCGGTTAACATCCTCGTCCGAGATTTCAAAGGGAGTTGCCAGAATCTCGTCAGACTTCTGCTGGGCCTGCGAAACTTCCTCCTTGTTTGGCGCATCTCCGAATGAGAAATCAAAGTTGAAGTCTCCGAGATTCATGGTACTTTCTCTTTTCGTTGACGTGACTCTACATTGTACCATACTACTGGATTGGTTGTCAAGCCCTGCTTTTTACTTAGAACATCCAGTAAAAAGCAGAGTTCGGCACGTCCTTGTGATCGTCGCAAACGTAGATCACGAATGTCTCAGACTCTTCTCCGTCAGGAACTCGAATCTTTCGCTTGCTCGTTGCAAGATTGATGCACGATCGGAATTCTTGGTAGCCCATGAGATCCTTTGTCTCGGCGTAGTAATCGCACATAGGTGATCCTGCAAGCCCGCTTGCGATGATTTCCGTAATCTCGTTCTGAATCTTGTCTACGTCAACCACTTGTCTCAACTCCGTTCCAACTTCCGTCGCAGTAAACGCTCCCCTGATTGAAAAGAAGTTCACAGTTTCCAAAAACCCCCTCCAAATTCCATGCAGTTCTTCCATGCGAATTTTCCTGGGAATTTAGAACCTCCTTTCTTGTTGGCCCGAACTTTGTACTACTCTGCGACAGTGCAGAGAATAGCAGCATGAAGACCACTGCCACCAAAAGCCAGAGCACAATATAGACCATGGCAGGAAGAAGCTTCTTCACCACTTCTCACAATCCGGGTCGCCACAGGTAGGGCAGGCCGACCTGTACTCGCCATAAATATAGTCGTAGTAAGACTCTTCGTAGTCCTGGTCTGCCAAACGGTTCACAAGATTGAAGCCCGCCTGGTCCGCAGCACGTGCAGCCTTATACGTTGGCCCTCCCGCAATAAAAAATGGGACGTATCCTTCTGCACGATCCAGAAGCAACTGCTCGAAAGTCCTGGGAGGGTTAACAGGTCCTCCCCCGACAGTAATGTTTTCCTTGCCCGGGTAGTAGAAAGCCTTCGTGATAAAAGCCTTGCTCTCGAAAAGGTACATCTCAGTCAACCTCCCAGGAAACAATATCGCGGTCCTTAACGTACCTAATCCTTGCGGACTCGGATGCAGACTCAGCGTCAAACAGAACCCAACTGTCCCATCCACTGTCAAAGGCGTCAATACGAATTCCGAAAGTGTAAAAAGCATCCTCACCTTCCTCACCCACAATCTTGACGTTACGAATAGTCGAGAGCGTGCCCTCAGGAAGAAGTCTCTCGTGATAAAGATAGAACTGCACATAGCGCTTGTCGTGCACATAGCGCTCGTCGTCCGAGTTTGCTAGCCTGCTAAGTGTACGCCCCGCAACAATAGGAGTTCCCTTCGAATCAAACCTTACCGGTCCGGAATACTCGTCACCATTGAACTCCCAGGTAACATTGTCGCCGTCCTTAAGCGCATCGAAGTCGACAATCTTCATTTTACTCTCCAATCACAATGGTCTTGTTTTGCAGTGCGACAGTGATGCCGTGGAAAACTCCGGCAATCTGTTCTGGCGTCCGCGCGCCAGAGATAGCAGCGTTCAGGATAGGGACAATCCCCTGGACTACGAATTCCTCCATGTTAGTGTAGGAGGAAGGTCCCTGCTCAAAAGTCTTTGCAATAAACTCTCCGTCCTTAATGAGTTGCCGGGCAACCTTGTCAATTCCCATGCCTGTCGGGATAACTTCCATGGGGCCTGCTTCTGCCCCATTTCTTGCTGCTCCATTTCTTGCTACGCTAAGTGCTACTCCCGCGACAGTAGTACTTCCCGCGACAGAAGTCTCTACTTCCTTAAGCCACGGCCCGCTTCCGGGATAGGTGTCAGGGTATTCCGGGGGAAAGTTTTCGAAGTCGTAGAAGATGCCGCTAACCTTGGACTCGAAAAGTGCATACACAAACCCGGGTCGCTTAATCAACTTAAGTACCTGGTTATAGGAAATGCCTGTGCCTCGGCTAATTGCATAGGCCGAGGTTGTGTTGTGTCGAGAGATGTAATTGTTCTCAACAAGAAATGCTGAAATCTTCTTGAGGTTGGGAAGCGCGGCGGGATGTGGCTGCGCGACGGGAGGCCAATATGTTGGCATGTTAGTTACCCCTTCGTCTGGTAGACAGGGTTCAATCCGGGAAGAGTTGTAGCCCAGAACAGCAGCATTTCGAGATTTGCCCTGTCGGAACGGTTTAGGCCAGGCATGCTGCAGCGGATATCGTCAACGAGGGCATAGAAATCAACCTCTTGTCCTCGTGATAGGCGTCCGATAACTTCTCCCGGTCCGGCAGGGGATGCAAACAACGCTGCAATGGCACGCGCAGTGCTGGCATCAATCATGTGCGTTCCGATAGATTCGCGGAACATTTGAATGCCATCGTCCGCGTCAGTAATTCTCGCCATGGGCTCTGTAATCTGCACCGTCATGGAGGCTTGCGTCTTTGTAATCTTCATTGTAATCTTCATTTCAGTTATCTCTTACTCTTTGAGTGTCAGAGGATGTCATAGGGCGTCTTGCTTACTGCCCAAGTTGTCAGCACGGCGAGCTGAAAACTGTCGTACTTGTTCTCGTTTTCGGTCCTGGTTATGCAGTGGCTAATGTCTTCCAGAATGTCGTCGAAGTAAACTTCCTCTCCCCGAGATAGTGCCTGCAGAAAAACCTCGTCGTATGTGGCTGCCAATGCACGTGCAGTGCTGTCCTGAATCTCTGCATAGGCGTCGTTTTTGACGCGAAGAATGTCCTGCACGACAAAGTCGTCAGGCGCAACGGGCTCGGTAATTCGGATCTTCACTTGCATGATGTGGCCCTCTCTTGAAATGGAAATGGAAATGGAGAAGTGCGGGGCAGACTACTTTGTCTGCCCCGCACTATTTGTCACCAGGACGGCATACGGTATGCGTCGTGGCGGTGGTCCTCGAAAACCATGGCGTCCCATGCGTCAACGTTGCGCGACAGAGAGCGAATCTTCTGCCGGTCCTTTCGACGCTTGGCCTTCTCGATGTCGCGAATGTACTGGGAGTCAGCACGGGGCCGGGAAAGAATCTTAGCGGTCTCGTGCCAGTCCAAAGTGAGGTGGCAGCAGTCCCATGCCGAAATCTTCTGCGGCTTCTGCGAACTCACAATGTCGCAGGTGTGGTGGCCGTCCCTGGAAATGTGGTACTCGTGGCCGTTGCGAAAAGCCTGCACTCGAAACGGGTCGGTCTTGAAGGTGCGGGACAATTCTCTCTCCTGTTCCTCGTGTGGGTAAATGCAGGACTGACAAACTTAGCAGCACACAATTTCTATGCAGAAGTTGCGTAGCACTAGGCTTGACAGATTGCCACTAGGCGCTTGACAAGGATTGGTTTGTTGGTGGGGAGCAAGGGCGATATTGCGATATGGGTCGTGGAAGGTAAAATGCAGGTAAATTCTTAGGAAATTTAGGGCAAAATAGAAGTGGGGTGTAGTCTATGTGTATCTGTCTGTATATACATGTGGGTGAGGGACTATGGACCATACGGGTGTCCTAGGGACTATGCCCTAGTGGGTAGGTAGGGAGTGCACCCCTGTAGTGGGGTGTGGGGGGCGGAGGGTGCGTTGTGCCTGGTCAGAGGCCCGAAGTGGGGTATAGTCTATGGGGTAGTGTATAGAGTACACCCTACTAGTACTGTATAGAGTACTAGTAGGGTAGGAGGTATGGTAGGTTCCCCTAGTCCTGGCCCCCCCCTCTAAGGGGGGGGGCCGGTCAGACTAGGGGAATCCTACGCGCGGCCCCGGGGGCAGAAAAATAAATATCGGCCTCGCTGAGACGACCCTTATCGGTTTTGTCGTGGCGAGGTGAAGAAACGATATTGCGTTAAGTTTAGGTTTTGAGTTTGATTTTTGAGTTTAGACTTTTAGGCTTGGGTCCCGAATCGACGATATTCCATGCAGCCTAAATGCAAATTGAATATGAATTGGCTGCTTTTGAATTCGTTGTGCGGACATGAGAAATGCCCCCCATTCCCTTTTCAGGAAATGAGGGGCATTTCTCATTGGCTGATCACTCGGATTCGGAATCCGAATCGGTCTCGGGCTTCGAATTTCCCGATGCCTTCGGAACGATCACAACCGTGACCGTCTCCTTTGCCTTGTTGACGACAGTGAAGGAAATCTCCTCTCCTGCCTTCGAAGAAAGGTCATCGGTCTCGGCGGCCTTAAAAGCAGCCTCCTTGAGCACGTCGATGTCGATGCCGATTCGCTGACCGAGAATCGTGAACGTCGGCTTGTCGATGTTCTCGCCATTGATCGACGCTTCCGCAAGCCGCGGCTTGCGCTTGCCGGTACCAGTGGTGGTACCAGCAGAACCACGGAGCGAAACCATCTCCGCGATTCCCTCGTCGGCAAGGAACTTCGTCAGGGCATCAGCATCGCCACCGAGAACCGTCTTGATCGCCCCGCGAATCGCAGTGGCCTCCTGTCGCTTCGAAAGGAATTCCTTCTTAGCGGCCTCGACATCGAATGCCTCGCCCGACTCGACACTGTCGGCGACGATCTTCTCGGCACGGGCGGTAGCACCAGCCTTCGCTTCGGCGAGACGTGCCTGAGCCTCCGCAATCTGCGCAAGCCCCTTCTCGTTGAACTTTCGCCACGCGACAAGCTCCGGGTCGTCGGACGTCGTGAGAACGGCCGAAACCTTCTCTTCGGCCCCGCTCGTCTCGGCCTTGATGCGAACCGAAAGAGAATTCGCGGCCTCGACAATGGTCCGCAGAACCTCCACGAGAGGCTTTGCGAGAGTAGCAGCAGCGGACATTTTGTCCGTCCTTTCTAATGGGTGGAGAATCGGGATGGGATTATCCCGATCCGATTGCGCGCAATATGGATGCCAAAAGGGCAGGTATTGCAGGAATGCGCGCGGTAATTCTCGCGGCCAATTTCACTGTGGAATTCTCAAAATTCAGGTGCGCACCGGGTTTACGAACTGACGCCGTACGCGCCGCTCAGGCGCGTACCGGTGGCCACGTGACTACGGTACCACACTTGCAGGGCAGTCCACAACCAAAGGGACGGGTCCGGGTCCACCCAATCTGTTTCCATGCGCCCTGAGAACGAGACTCGTTCTCATTAGCAGAGGGCACGAAAAAAGCCTCCCAGATCGGGAGGCTTTTTTCTGCGGGCCGTCACCCCTCCGGCGGAATCCCGTAGGCCGCGAGGATGAGCGCCCCGACCTCCCGCTGTCGGTTGACGAACATGCGGAGCATGGGGTCGACGAACGTGGAATTGGGGTCCTCGCGCTTGAGGGCTGCGCATCGACGAATTGCTTCTGCGCAGTTTCCCATTTCGATGAGAAGGTCACGGCCGACGTACTCGAGGTCAGGCATTTTCGACTCCAAACTTTGGGCAGGGATATGCTGGCGGTGCCAGCATATCATATGCGAGCCGACGGACAAGACCAGGCCCGGCGCCACCCAGATTTGTTTCCATGCACAGTTGATGTTGGGAATCATTCTCAACGAGGGCACGAAAAAGTCCCGACCCTTTCGGGCCGGGACTTTTCCGAGATCGAGATTTGGATCACCTCACAAGTCGATCGCGTGGCCCCGGACGATTTCCTCCAGCCGAATGATCTCGGCAAGCGACCCTTGCATCTCCCGGATGAGGTTGTCCATCG